AAGCAAAAGATCGCGGCAAATGTCGATTTGGTCTTGCAAGCCCTAAAAAAGATGGAGTCCGATATTCGGGCGCGGTACGATGAAACTGGCAAGGCGATTGAGAAACGGGTCGCCAACATCAAAGATGGGCGAGATGGGCGCAACGGTATAGACGGTAAAGATGGTAAGGACGGAAAATCAGGTCGTGATGGGTTGCAAGGCGCTCGCGGCATTGACGGTCTAAATGGCATTAACGGCATTGATGGTCAAGACGGCGTGTCGGTTGTCAATGCAAATATTGACTTTGATGGTAGCTTAATCATTACCTTGTCAGATGGCCGAGAGTTAAATGTTGGTGAGGTTGTCTCGCAAGAATTGGCTCAAAAGATACAAGTTATCAGCACCATGTCTACCAACGGGGCGGTGGGCATTAGCGATGAGGGTAGCTCAATCTCCACGGGTGTGAAGAACATCAACTTTGTTGGCGCGACTGTTACTGCTACTAATTCGGGCGATGATGTCACGGTCAATGTAAGCGCGGGTACGGGTACGGTGACAAGTGTTGCTGTATCGGGTGGCACTACAGGCTTGACCACAAGCGGTGGGCCAATCACCACAACTGGCACGATTACTTTGGCTGGCACTCTTGCGGTCGCAAGCGGTGGTACGGGTACTGCAACGCCTAGCTTGGTTGCTGGTACAAACATCACTAGCATCACAGGCAGTTGGCCTAATCAGACAATCAATGCGGGTGGTGGTTCTGGAACGGTCACCAGTGTGGCGGCAACTGTACCTGCATTTTTGTCTGTTACGGGTTCACCCATTACAACCAGTGGCACATTGGCAATTGGTTTGTCAGGCTCTGCGTTGCCCGTTGCTAATGGCGGTACTGGTGTTACTAGTAGCACAGGTACAACCAATGTCGTGTTGTCCAACTCACCCGTTCTTGTAACACCTGACTTGGGAACACCATCGGCACTAGTTGGTACAAATATTACGGGAACGGCTACAGCCTTTACAGCAAGTAACGTCACGACAAACGCCAACTTAACGGGTGCGGTCACCTCCATTGGCAACGCTACATCTTTGGGTTCGTTTACTTCTGCTCAACTTCTTGGGGCGCTAACAGACGAAACAGGTACTGGCGCTGCGGTGTTTGCTACCAGCCCCACGCTAGTCACCCCTGCTTTGGGAACACCCGCAAGCGGCGTAGTCACTAACCTGACGGGCACGGCCTCCATCAACATTAACGGCACTGTGGGCGCTACAACAGCTAACACGGGTGCGTTTACTACGTTGACAGCTTCTAGCACATTAACTGTCACAGGTGCGGGTTCTATCCAAGGTCTAACAGTAGGCCGTGGTGCAGGTGCTGTGTCTACCAATACTGCGGTGGGTGCAGCTGCTTTAAACAATGGCTCATTGTCTGGTGGCGAAAATGTTGGGCTAGGATACAACTCTGCCCAAGGATTGACTACTGGCGTTCGCAATACAATTTTAGGCTCACAGTCTGGTCAAAATTTGACTACTGGTAGCGATAACATTTTGATTGGTTATCGTACTGTCTACAATGCCACATCGACTGGTTCAAACAATGTAGCCGTTGGAAGCCAATCACTTTACTCCAACACCACAGCATCTAACAACACTGCTGTAGGCTATCAGGCGGGGTATAGCAATACAACTGGAATTGAAAGCGTTTACATTGGGCAAGGCTCTGGTTACAGTGCAACTACAAACGGACAAAACACTTTTGTTGGTAGAAACTCTGGGTACAGTACAACTGGCGGCTTTAATAACTTTTTTGGTTATGGTGCTGGTAACGCAATTACAACTGGCACTAAAAATACAATTGTTGGTCGTTACGATGGAAACTTTGGTGGCCTAGACATTCGCACAGCAAGCAACCACATCGTGCTGTCTGATGGGGATGGGAATCCGAGGGGTATCTTTGACTCAAGCGGTAACTTGCTGGTGGGTTTAACAAGTGTATTTAACGGCACAAATTCGCCACTTCAAGTTTCTAATAGTGCGAATAACCAAGTTTTGTCAATAAGAAATACAAATGGTACTCCTTATGGGCAATACATAAACTACAGCGCAGCAGCTCCAAATAATACTAGTAGTGAATTCATTTACTGTAATGATACTGGCGGACTAAGAATGTCTGCTCGATCAAATGGTGGTATTGCAAACTACAGCGCAAACAATGTCAACTTGTCTGACCGCAGAGAGAAAACTAACTTTGCCCCTGCAACTTCTTACCTTGATAAAATTTGTGCAATCCCTGTTCAAACATTCAATTACATCGACCAAAACCTTGAGGAAGATGGCGGCCTAACATTAGGTGTGATAGCGCAAGATGTTCAAGCTGTTGCACCCGAAATGGTGATGGAAAGTAATTGGGGAACTGAAGAAGAACCCAAAATGCGCTTATCAATCTACCAGACTGACTTGCAATATGCACTCATGAAGTGCATCCAAGAACTCAAAGCAGAATTTGACGCTTACAAAGCATCACACCCATAAGGACTAACATGATTGAACTAACACTTGAACAACAAATTGCCAAGCACTACTCTGCTTGTTTAGACAGCGTTAATCTAATCAATGGCGGTAAGCCAGAGGATATGACTGATGCTGATTGGGCTGATTGCCTATCGCGCAACAAAGAACACTTGGTTATTATGTTGGCTAAAGACTTCTGGACAACTGAAGATTTGTCTCCATTAGAGGCCGCATCAGCATGACCCCTGATCTCCAAAAGTACTATGAAGATAGGTTTGATCTATTTTCCCAACAAGGATGGCATGATTTAATGCAAGATGTAGACAAAATGCTTGAATCTATGAATAATGTATCTACCATTGCAGACGAAAAAAGTTTACAATTTCGCAAAGGTGAGATTTCTATCCTAATTTGGCTACAAACCCTGAAATGGGCAAGCGAACGTGCATACGAGGATTTAAATGAGAAGAATGTATGAATTCGCCTGTATAAACAGGCACAAGACAGAGAGATTTGTTGATTATGAGGCAACAAGTCTAGTATGTGAGTGTGGTGAGGAAACTCATCGCATTCTATCAGCGCCAGCATTTCGTCTAGAAGGGTGGTCTGGGACATTTCCGTCAGCGCATGGAAAGTTCGAGAGAAGCCACTTAGATAGATTAAATGCTGAACGCAAAGCTAACTCATAAGCGAAAGCCGAGTTAATTATCCTAGAACCATTTAGGCAGGAACAAAAATATGCTGATTGATGAAGAAAATGAGCCGCTAGGCGAACTCGAAATAGAAGAATCCAAGACTGAACTCCCTGAGAAATACAGGGAAAAAAGTTTAGAGGAGGTAGTACGGATGCACCAAGAGGCTGAAAAGCTCATTGGTAAACAGGCCCAAGAGGTCGGTGAAGTCCGTAAATTGGCTGACGAGTTGCTCAAGCAAAACCTCAATTCTAGGCAACAGCAAGTAGAGATTGAACCAGAAGTTGACTTTTTTGAGAATCCTCAAAAGGCAGTTCAGGAAACGATTGATAAACATCCAGATGTTCTAGCGGCTCGCCAAGCGGGTCAAGAGTTCAAAAGGATGCAGATTCAACAGAAGTTAGTGCAGGATCACCCTGATTACTCCCAAGTAGTCAATGATTCCGAGTTCCAAAACTGGGTGAAATCATCACCTATCCGTTTGGGACTTTATGCTAAAGCTGATGGTGAGTTTGATTATGATTCGGCTAATGAATTGTTATCTACTTTTAAGCAGTTACGAGGCGTTAGGGTTAAGGAATCTGAGCAAGCAGACACTGCGGCTCGGGCTAAGACCATGAAAGCTGTAGCCGTTGATACAGGTGGATCAGGAGAGAGTTCAAAAAGAGTCTATAGAAGGGCTGACCTCATTCGGCTGAAAATGCAAGACCCGAATCGCTACGATGCTTTAAGTGAAGAAATCATGGCAGCATACGCAGAGAAACGGGTTCGTTAAACTTTAGGAGATTAAATCATGGCATATCCAACCCCAGCGGTAACAGTAACCACCGCAGCAACGTTCATCCCCGAAATCTGGAGTGATGAAATCATTGCCTCTTACAAGAAAAATCTTGTTTTGGCAAACATCGTAATGAAGATGAACTTCAAAGGTAAGAAGGGCGATGTGGTTCACATTCCCGCACCTACCCGTGGTTCTGCTTCAGCAAAAGCGGCCTCAACAGCCGTTACCCTGATTGCCGATACTGAGACAGAAATTCAAGTGTCTATTAACCAACACTTTGAATATTCACGTTTCATTGAGGACATCGTTGAAGCACAAGCCCTGAACAGCTTGCGCCAGTTCTACACGGCTGATGCGGGCTATGCGCTTGCCAAGCAAGTAGACACTAGCTTGATCCAATTGGGTCGTGCGTTTAATGGTGCTACTGTCGGTACTAACGACTACGCTACAAGCAATACATCCACCAAAGCCTTCATTGGCGGTGATGGTACTACTGCTTACAACAGCACTACATCCAATGCCTCCGCATTGACTGATGCCGCTATCCGCAGAACCATTCAGCGTTTGGATGACAATGACACTCCTATGGATGGTCGTTTCTTTATCATTCCTCCTTCAAGCCGCAATACGTTGATGGGTCTTTCCCGCTATACGGAACAGGCTTTTGTGGGTAATGGCAATGCAATCCGTACTGGTGAAATCGGTAATCTGTATGGTATCCCTGTGTTTACATCTAGCAATGCTGATACTGGTGCAGGTAACACTGCAACAGATCGTATCTGCTTGATGGGTCACAAGGACTCTATGGTTCTGGTTGAGCAAATTGGTATCCGTTCACAAACTCAGTACAAGCAAGATTACCTTGCTACTTTGTTTACATCTGATACTTTGTATGGCGTGAAAGCACTTCGTGCAGCCGCTACAACTGGTGCAGCTTTGTCTTCTAGCGCATTTGCGTTAGCAGTTCCAGCCTAATAGTTGCCTTTTCCCCTCGCCTTAATCGGTGGGGGGATTTTTTACATCAAGGAGATTTATTATGGCAGCAGCA